GGAAAAGGGCTATCAAGCCAATGGTTGGCTATCCTACAAACAAGCTGAAGCCTTGGGCGGTAACGTCAAGCGCGGTGAAAAATCTACCACAGTTGTTTTCTGGAACTTTATCGACAAAGAGGAAGACGGCAAGCACAAGCGGATCCCTTTCCTCAAGTGGTACAACGTTTTCAACCTGGATCAATGCGAAGGCATCGAGTTGACGCCTCCTGTTAAACGGGAACAAACATGGGAAGACATCCAACGCATTGAAGAGATTATCCAGGCCAGCAAAGCCGATCTCCGGTTTGAATCGGTGGGCGTCAGGGCTTGTTACTCCCCAAGCTTTGATTTTATCAGCATGCCCAAAAAGGAACGGTTTAAGACTTCAGAGGATTACTATTGCACCCTGTTTCATAAGCTGACCCATTGGACGGGACACCATAGCCGTTTGAATCGCGATTTCTCGGGACGCTTTGGGGATGAGGCTTATGCCTTTGAGGAATTGATTGCGGAAATGGGAGCCGCTTTCCTGTTTGCCGATCTGGGCTTGGAAGGAAATGTACAACACGATTCTTACATTGCCTCTTGGCTCAAGGTCTTAAAGAACGACAAAAAGGCCATCTTCAAAGCGGCAACCGAGGCCAGCAAAGCCCATCAATTCATCCTCAAGGGTACTGAAAGCCAAGAGGAACCGGAAACATTGGAGGAAGCGGCTTAAGCCGCTCTCTCCGCTCAATCTCTTGTAACTGGAGATTGAGCGGAGGGAATCCCTCTAGTGTTAAGCAACAATAGGAGCAAGTACTATGACCACTATCTATGAAGCCGATACCTACTACCGTTTCAGCCCCTTTGCCAAGAATTGGATTGCAACCAGCGGCATCATGAACCACTGCCAAAAGAATCAATGCTTTTGGATCCTGGATACGCTGGCCTCTTACGTCCCCATTTTGGCCAAGACTCAAGGCGTTGACTATTTCCTGATTGTCTCCGTTGAGCTCAACCCGGATCAAACGGCAGTCTTCACCATTAGCCAAGAGGAGCACGATCAGCAGGGAGACACTCATTATAGAACCCTAGTCCGGCAAGATATCGACTATACGGACCTGAAAGAATCCTGGACGTTCTGGGCCATTAATGAGACTTCAGGAGCCTATGATCCCGCCTGTCAAACCGTGGTCCTGTTGCCGGAAGAATACTAACCAACAAAGCCCATGACCCTTGGATTTCCTTCCAATCTGGAGGGAAATCTTGGGCTATCCAACGTTTTTATTCCACTATATGAGGTATTCAGGTATCCTTATTTTTCACGAAGTGATTAAATATCACTAAGTGGTGATCCCTAATGGAGCAAGCGCATCATGCATGACCCGACCATCCGCCGATATCTTGAAAGCCTGGAACTGATTGCCAGTGAAACCACACCGGGCCTTTCGCTCGAATCCCTCATGGTATTTATGATGATCTGTGAACGGGATGAAATACCACTGACTGAAATCGGGGACAAGATGGATTGGAACTATGTTAAAACCTATCGTGTCGTCAACGCCTTGGCGGAACAGCGTTACTCCAATAACCAATACCATGAGGGGTATCACTTGATTTACACGGAAGAGGATCCCACGAACCGGGCCTTGAAAAACGCATATTTGACCGAAAAAGGAAAACAGCTCCGGGATCAAATAACGGCATTGTTTAAAGCCTCGGTTCCAAAAAAGTCTTAAAAGCCTTCTAAATAAGGCTATACAGGTTTAAAAGCCTGCAAAACGGGTATATTCCACTTGAGGAGTATACTCGTTTTTTTATCCAAATAATTCACTTAGTGATTAATCTCTCAGTGAACACGCCTTGAGAAATGGGCGGCTCCTGGCGTGCTTTGTCGTGCCCGCAAGAGACAAGGAGCAACACCCATGACACAATTGGCGATTTCAAATAAAGAGAATCAACAAATTGAATTGGAAGCTGAAATGCGGGATGCGGGCATTACCCGATATCGCAATCAAATCAGCGAAACAACCGAAGAGCGGCTGGAAGCCACAACACCGGCGGGTCTTCAATTACTGAAAAATGCCATCGAGCCCCTGATTCAGAAAATAATCGAACACATCCAGGAAGATGGAAATAACCGAAGAGGCCCCAAGTCTATTTCCAGTCAGTACTTGCCTTTGCTGGAACCTGAAGTGATTGCGTTCATAACGGCCAAAACCGTTTTAAATTCCATTACCTACCGAAACCCGTTTGCCAACACGGCTATGCGCGTCGCCAACGCTCTGGAGGATGAAGTGCGGCTCCGGTACTTCCAAGGCGTCAATCCCAATTTCTATCAAACCGTCTTTGGGCGTATTCGCAATAAAACCTCCTATGACTACAAGCGAACCGTCCTGGTACACAGCATGGGCAAAACCGGAGTTCATTGGGAATCCTGGCCAGCCTCGGACAAGATGCACCTGGGCACCCTCTGTATCAACCTGCTGATTGAATCCACCCACTATGTGGAAGATATCCAAATTCCCAAGAGCAAAAACGAGACTGTTCACCACCTGATTCCCACCCCGGAGACCTTGCGTTGGCTGGAAGAACAACACCAACGCCTGGAGCTGCTATCCCCAACGTTTCTCCCCATGGTGGTCAAACCCAAAGATTGGACGACACCCTTTGACGGCGGATATATCGGGGACTTGGCCGGGCGTCTGAAGCTGGTCAAAACCCACAACCCGCATTACCTGGATGAACTGGCCAGTGTTGAGATGCCGGAAGTCTACAAGGCGTTGAACCGGATTCAAAGCACGGCATGGCGAATCAATACCCAAGTGCTCGACGTGGTGGAGGCTTTCTGGCAGCAAGATGTGGAGGTTGCCGGACTCCCTCCAAGAGAAGACCGGACGCCCCGACCCTGCCCATTCCCCAGAGATCTCAAACCCGCCTTGATGACAAAGAGCCAATTCAACACCTTTCTGGATTGGAAGCGGGAGGCAGCAAACGTCTATGAACAAAACATCATTAACCGTTCCAAGCGTCTCCTGTTCAGCAAGATTCTATTTGTGGCCCATAAGTACGTCCAGGAGCCGGAGATTTACTTTCCCCATGCCCTGGATTTCCGGGGAAGGGTTTATGCCATTCCCAACTTCCTGAATCCCCAAGGAAACGATTTGGCCAAGGGATTGCTGACATTCGCCCAGGGCAAGCCCATCGAGAATGAAACGGCGGCTCGATGGCTGGCCATACACGGTGCCAATCTTTATGGCTATGACAAAGTGGGGTTTGAGGATCGCGTCACCTTCATTGACTCCATGAGCGAGACCATCCACCAGATTGCCAAAGATCCGATCACTCATCGGGAATGGCTGGAGGCGGATAAGCCCTGGCAGTTTCTCGCATTTTGCTTTGAATGGGCTGCCTTTACTGAACAAGGCTATGGGTTTGTATCCTGCCTTCCCATTGCCCTGGATGGCAGTTGTAACGGCCTCCAACATTTCAGCGCCATGTTGCGGGATGAAATCGGCGGCGCGGCAGTGAACCTTTTACCGTCCGAAAAACCGGAAGACATATACCAGCGCGTGGCGGATGTGGCTATTCAAAAACTCAAGCAAGAGGCCAGCTCATACTCCGATCATGCTCTCCTGGCATCCCAATGGCTGGATTTTGGGGTGGACCGAAAAATCACCAAGCGCCCTGTCATGATTCTCCCTTATGGCGGAACTCGACAAGCGTGCCGGGAGTATATTGAAACTACCATCCGGGAGCGGCTGAACCAAGGGGAAGCTAACCCCTTCAGTGATTCGGAGCGGGACAATATCTTTCAGGCATCCGTCTATCTGGCGGGTATTGTCTGGGAAAGTATCGGTGAAGTAGTCATTGCCGCCCGTCACGCGATGGACTGGCTCAGATCGGCTGCACGGATCATCTCGGATGAAGGCTTGCCGGTCACCTGGACCTCTCCCTCCGGCTTCAGGGTCTTCCAGGCGTACTACGAGGTGAAAACCCGGCGGATTAAAACGCAACTGAGTGGCAATGTCATCCGCAAAATCTACCTCAACTTGCAGGAATCCACCAACATCCTTGACAAACGGGAACAGGCAAACGGCATCAGCCCCAATTTTATCCACTCCATGGACGCCGCCGCCCTGCACCTGTATGTCAATCTGGCCCAGGAAAAGGGCATTGATTCCTTTCAACTCATCCATGACAGTTACGGCACCCTGGCGGCAGATACGGCTCTCTCGGCGGAATGCATCCGAGAGGTCTTTATCCAAATTTACCAACGCGATATATTGGGCGATTTTCGAGAAGACCTGCTGGAACAACTCTCCACCAAAAATGCGTGCAAGTTGGCCCCGGTGCCTCCCAAGGGAAACCTGGATCTGGAGGCCGTGCGTCAGAGCGCCTTTTTCTTTGCTTAAACTATTCACTTAATGATTACTCACTATTTGAAATAGGTTGCACTAAAGACCGGAAGAACTTGGAGGTTCGTGCTTATGAACCCAGTCATCAAAAACTGGATTGAGTTACCGGAACCGGTGCTCATCTCACTGGAGCCGGAATTCAATCCAGAAGCAATTCTCCAACCATTGTCCATGCCTCAGATTCTCCCTTGTTAGGGAAATCCAATCGAAGGAGTCCAATCCAATGGCGAAAAAGACCAAAGACAATCTCAGGGTCATCGTCACACCCACCGGTGTGGCGGTATATCCCTACCTGACCAAACCCGATACCCAGTTTGACTCGGACGGTGAATTCAAGGTCGGCTTGGTGCTTCCTCTCTCGGAAGCCCAATCCTTGATGGATTCCATTGATACCGCGATGAGCGAGTCCCTGGAAAAGGCCAAAAGCGAAAACCCCACCAAGGCCAAGAAAATCAAAGCCGCCAATCCGCCATATACCGAAGTCACGGATGAGGACAGCAATGAAACCGGAGAGATCAAGTTCAACTTCAAAATGAAGGCCAAAATCACCACCAAGGACGGAACGGTGATTAATCAGCGCCCCGGCATCTTCGATGCGGCAGGCCAACCCATTATGAACGCCACCATTGGCGGGGGCAGCAAAATGAAGGTTTCCGCCGAACTGGTTCCCTACTTCACCGACTTGGTGGGAGCCGGAATCACCCTCCGTTTGAAAGCGGTTCAGGTAATCGAGCTGGTGGAGTATACCGGCAAGACGGCTGATCGGTACGGTTTCAAAGCGGAAGACGGATACCGGGTCAATGAAACTGGCTTGGAAATGGATGACGATGAAGCGGACTTTTAAGGGGGATTATCCACGCCGACAAGCCTTTCAAATCAACGGCCAAACCGTTTTCTGCTTCCCCTTCGAGGCGGAAATCCTGAAGGAATTGGCGGCCCAAAATATTGCCTTTGCTTATGAGAGCCAAACCATCCCCTATGAGCGTCCTGCCCGCAAAACCTATTACAAACCGGATATTCTCCTGCCCAACGGAATCATCGTGGAGGTTAAGGGAGAATTCCCGACGGCGGATCGGCAGAAACACAAACTCATAAAACAACAGCATCCCGATTTAGACATTCGCTTTGTGTTTCAAAACCCGCGCCGCCGCATTTCAAAACAATCCAAAACCACTTATGCGATGTGGTGCGAGACACACGGCTTTCCATATGCCGACAAACACATCCCTCCCGACTGGTTGAAATAAACGAGGACTTTAACAATGCGAAAAAAGACGGATTACATCGTAATCCATTGCTCGGACACGCCCCCGAGCATGGATATCGGTGCCAAGGAAATCGACCGTTGGCATCGTTCCAAGGGCTGGTTTCGGATTGGCTACCACTTTGTCATCCGGCGCAATGGAACCGTTGAGCTGGGGCGTGAAATCAATGAAGTGGGAGCCCATACCCTGCATTACAACGACCGAAGCGTCGGTGTCTGCCTGGTTGGCGGAATGCAGGAGCAAACGAAAAAGCCGGAAAACAATTTCACCCAGGCCCAATGGGAGACTCTGGATAAGCTGATTTCGGAATTGGAACAGCAATTTCGTCAGGCTCGGGTGGTGGGTCACCGGGATTTGAACAAAGGCCGGGATTGTCCCTGTTTCGATGTCCAAACCTGGATGAAGCAACGGGCACACCCTACCCAGGAAGATCAAACCTACCGTCCGTTGGTCTATTCCGTGCTCAAGCAAGGCGCACGGGGGCCACTGGTCAGAAGTCTTCAAGCCAAGCTTAACCGCTGGTTTCCTATTGCCGTGGATGGCCTTTTTGGCCTGGAAACCAAGAACGCCGTTCAAGCCTTCCAACGGCAAGAACATTTGGTGGATGACGGTATTGTCGGCCCGAGAACGTGGTCGGCCCTCTTGAGATACGAGTAGGCGGGTATGAAAGTCATCTTGATTCATGGGATTGGCAATAACAATCCCGGATGGTCGGCTGCGGTGGAGGCGGATAAAATCCTGGGCGTCTCCAAAGCTGATATTGTGGAATTCAACTATGAAGACCTGATGGAGCGTAACTGGTTAAATTCAACCCTGGTTTGGGGAGCCCGAATTGCTGCCAGCTATTATGCGGGACCGGCGGCTGGCATGGCCGCCAATGCGGCGCAAGATTACATTGATGACATCCTCACCTATTTTGTTGCTCCCGGTGTGCGCAAGGCCATTCTCTACCGTCTGGTCACAACGTTGGAGAACCATCCCGACAGCGTGGTGATTGGCTTTAGCCTGGGCTCCATCGTGGCCTATGAAACCCTGAAGAATTATCCCGAATATGCAAAACATCACCTCCTCATCACCCTGGGCTCTCCTTTGGGTTCTCCGATGTTAAACGCCCTGGTTAAACGATTCCTCAAAGTCCCCAATTTGAACCGCCCCGATGTTCAAAGCTGGTTTAACTTCTACAGCGTATTGGATCCATTGGGCGGTCGTATTCAGGGCTTGGGTTGCGAACCGACAGATCAATTCAAAGTCAGGTCTATCCATCAAATGGAATCCTACTTAACCCAGGTGAAACGGTTGCTACCGAGAATTTTCCCTTAACTCACTCCTTGCTCCTCTCTCCCTGACGGTCGGGGCAGGCTTATGCCTGCTCCGGCTCTTTCTTTTGGAGGATTCATGCAACACCCGGAATTTCACGAGAAAGCCAATTTCCTTTGGCACGGTCCATGCCCCAACTGCGGCAGTTCGGACGGATTGGGACATTATGACGATGGCCATGCCTTTTGCTATGTCTGCAAGCATTTTCAAAACGGAGATGAGAAAAAAAGCTTTCAGAAAAACCGGCAACAGCGGCAAGGCTTAATTAACGGAAATATTAAAGCTATCCCGAAACGAAACCTCACCGAGCAAACCTGTCAGAAATGGAATTATCGGATCGGACAACTGGAAGGGGAAGCCGTTCAAATTGCCAATTACCTGGATGACAAGGGCATTGTGATTGCCCAGAAAATCCGGTTCCAGAATAAACGTTTCAAGTTCCTGGGGAATCCTCAAGCCGCTGATTTGTATGGCCAATGGCTCTGGCGGGATGGCGGCAAGATGGTGGTGATTACCGAGGGAGAAATTGACGCCATGTCGGTCTCCCAAATTCAACAACACAAGTGGCCGGTGGTCTCGGTTCCCAATGGAGCCCAATC